TTCCCTGCCGCTGATGTTACTGCGATTACTACTGCCGGTTCAGAACGCCTCCGCATCGACTCCTCCGGTAACGTGGGGATTGGAACAAGTAGCCCAAGTGTAAAACTTGAAGTTAACAGAGGAAGTGCTGGTTCTATAGCGACCTTTACTGACGGTGTTTCTACAAACTTTAACTTCTCAACAAGTGGCACAGTAGGTACATTTGGTACTGATGCTGGTTCTACATCATTGGCATTAAAGACTTCTGGCACCGAACGCCTCCGCATCGACTCCTCCGGTAACGTAGGGATTGGTACGACTTCGCCATCGTCAAAACTTGAAGTCTATGACGCAACATCCGCTGTGGCTAGGGTTACTGCTGGTACAGAGATATTTGAAATTAGAAATACTGGGTCAGAAGTTCGCCTTGCTGTGGTTAGCGCAGACCCCATGACATTTAGAACATCAAATGTTGAGGCTATGCGCATCGACTCCTCCGGTAACGTGGGTATTGGTACTAGTACTCCGACACAGAATCTCTCTGTAAACGGCTACATATCCGTCAACTCCAATAACATCTCCGCAGATAACAGCCTTGGGTTCAGAAACCGCATCATCAATGGTGACATGCGGATTGACCAGAGGAATGCTGGGGCGAGTGTTACAGTAAACACTACTGGTAGCATTGTGTTTCCGGTTGATAGATTTTTTGGGTCAGGTATGACATCTGCTGGTGTTTTTACATTGCAACGCTCAACAACTGCGCCAACAGGTTTTACAAACTCAATGATTGCAACTGTAACAACAGCGGATTCATCAATAGCTGCATCAGATTTATATTATGTTACTCAACTTATTGAAGGGTTTAATGTTGCTGATTTAGGATTTGGAAGCGCATCAGCCAAGACTGTAACATTATCTTTTTGGGTTCGTTCTAGCGTTACCGGAACTTTTAGTGGTGCGTTAGCAAATAGTGCATACAACAGGTCTTATCCGTTTACTTACACAATTTCATCTGCTAATACATTTGAATACAAAACAATAACAATTACTGGAGATACTTCTGGTACTTGGCTTACAGATAATGGGATTGGGTTAAGAGTTTACTGGAATCTTGGAAGTGGTGTAGATAACACAGGAACGGCAGGCGCTTGGACTGGTGCTGGAAATGTTGGGGCAGATAGTACGGTTGCTCTTATATCTACCGTTAACGCTACATTTTACCTTTCAGGCGTTCAGCTAGAAGTCGGCAGTGTCGCAACCCCGTTTGAGCGCAGGCCGTATGGCACTGAATTGCAGTTATGTCAGAGGTATTATCAAATGATAGTTGGCACATCTGGTTGTCCTGCAAGTTCAACACTGTGTGATTTTGCTATTCAATTTCCGCAACAAATGAGGGCTGCTCCAACTTGTACACAAGCCGGGGCTGTAACTATTACGGATGTTGCTGCCTCTGACTTTGCACAATCAAGCACAGGTTTTAGTTCCGTAGACGGCCCAAGCGTATATGGACATCACATAAGACTATCCAACTTTACTGGACTCACAACATTTAGACCTTATTTGTGGAGAAATACCAATTCTACAAATAACATTCTTTTGTATTCTGCGGAGTTATAAAAATGTATCAATTTGAACAATACGGAAATGTAAAACGCTTGTCTGATGGCGCATCAATTCCGCCTGACCCCGCCAACACAGATTACCAAGAGTATTTAAAATGGCTCGCAGAAGGCAACACACCTGAACCCGCAGATGAATAAGGAAAAACATGGAAACCTAGTTTCCTTAAAAAAAGAAAGTAAAAATGACTCCTGAGTTACAAAAATATTATGAAGATAGGTTTTCCATGATGGCAACAGAAGGATGGAAAGACCTTGTTGAAGATATTGATAATATGATATATGCTTTGAACAATATCTCACTTATTGAGAATGATTCTCAGTTACAGTATAAGAAAGGTGAGCTTTCTATACTTACTTGGTTAAAGAATCTTAAACAAATAAGTGAAAGAGCATACGAAGATTTAAGCGAAAAATGAAACGTATTTATGAATTCGCCTGTGAAAACGGGCATAAATTAGATCGCTACGTTGAATATCAACAGAATAGCGTTCTGTGTGACTGTGGTGCGACAGCTTCGCGCCTAATCTCTGCTCCGTCCTTTAAGTTGGAAGGATGGTCTGGTCATTTTCCCTCTGCTCATGGCAGATTTGATCGGATTCATCGTGAAAAGTTAAAGTCGGAACAGAAAGCTAACTCTTAACCAATTATTGGCGAGTTAATCTCCTACAACCCATAGCGGCAGGAAAGGTATAAAAAAATGTTAGTTGATACTGAAATTGATACGATTGATGAAAAAGAACCAGCAAAGTTGGAAGAAACCGTAGAGCAAAATTCTAATGAAATCCCTGAGAAGTATCAGGGTAAGTCTTTGGATGACATTATTAAAATGCACCAGGAGGCTGAAAAGCTCATTGGGAAACAAGCTCAAGAAGTCGGTGAAGTCCGCAAACTTGCTGATGAACTCATTAAACAGAATATCAATAAGAATCAAGAAAACATCCAGCAGCAAGAGCCTGAAGTAGATTTCTTTGAAGACCCGAAAAGAGCTATTCAGAATACTGTAGATCGACACCCTGATGTTTTAGCTGCAAAACAGGCCACGTATGAGTTTAAAAAGATGCAGATTCAACAAAAACTCAGCAAAGACCATCCTGATTACGTTGACATTGTTCAAAACAATGACTTTGTTAATTGGGTTAAAGAAAGTCCTGTACGTCTTGGGCTTTACGCTAAAGCAGACGGTGAGTTTGATTACGACAGTGCTAATGAATTGTTATCCACCTATAAAGCGTTGCGTTCAATTAAGTCAAAGCAAACGGAAAATGATGGTAAAGAAGTCCGCAAGCAAAGTCTTAAAGCCGCATCCGTTGATACTGGTGGTTCTGGAGAGTCTTCACGTCGAGTCTACCGTAGGGCTGACCTGATCCGTTTAAAAATGACTGACCCTCAACGATATGAAGCTCTCAGCGATGAGATCATGAAAGCATATCAAGAGGGCAGAGTTAAATAATCTAAGGAGAATTAACTATGGCTTTCCCTACCCCAGCAGTAACCACCACCACCGCAGCAACCTTCATTCCGGAAATCTGGAGTGATGAGATTGTTGCCGCATACAAGAAAAACCTTGTTGCGGCCAATCTGGTCAAACGCATGAACTACAAAGGCAAGAAAGGTGACACCGTTCACGTTCCTTCGCCCACCCGTGGTTCGGCCTCGGCCAAAGCTGCTTCGACCGCCGTTACCCTGATTGCCGCGACGGAAAACGAAGTGCAAGTCCTGATCGACAAGCACTACGAATACAGCCGCCTGATCGAAGACATCGTTGAAGTTCAAGCCCTGTCCTCGCTGCGTTCTTTCTACACGGAAGACGCTGGCTACGCTCTGGCTCGTCAAGTCGATACCGACCTGATCCGCCTGGGCCGCGCTTTCAACGGCGCTACCGTTGGCACGAACGACTACGCTACGTCGAACACCACGACCAAAGCGTACATCGGTTCGGATGGCACGACCGCGTACAACAGCACGACCTCGAACGCTGCTGCTCTGACGGACGCTGCGATTCGTCGCACGATTCAGCGTCTTGATGACAACGACGTTCCGATGGACGGTCGTTTCTTCATCATCCCGCCGTCGAGCCGCAACACGCTGATGGGCCTTGCTCGTTACACTGAGCAAGCGTTCGTTGGTGAGGCTGGTTCCAACAACACCATCCGTAATGGTGAAATTGGCAACCTGTACGGTATGCCCGTGTTCGTTACCTCCAACGCCGACACCGGCGCGGGTAACAGCGGTGCGGATCGTATCTGCCTGATGGGTCATCGTGACTCGATGGTTCTGGTTGAGCAAGTTGGTATCCGTTCGCAAACCCAATACAAACAGGAATATCTGGCTACGCTGTACACCGCCGATACCCTGTACGGTGTTAAGGCGATGCGTACGTCGGGAAGCGCTGGTGTGGCTACTTCTAGCTCCGCCTACGCTCTGGCTGTTCCGGCCTAATTAGTTGGAGGGGCTATCGAAAGGTAGCCCTTCCTTCTTTTGAGAGGGAAATATGGCACTTTATAAATGTCTACAAAGTGGCAATACGGTTGAGTTTGTTTTACCGCACGATATTGAATCAATGAAAGGACACGCCGGTTATGTCCGTATTGATGAAGAAAAGGAAGAACCACAGGAAAGGGTAAATATCCCTTTTTTAGCTCCTAAAGTTAAAGTTGGCCGACCGAGAAAAACGAGTTAATTATGGAAAATGGATTGTTTGGCGCTCAGTGTCCTATTGCGACTCAAGACGTAGGAATTAACCTTAAAAACAGGAATCATGCTTTTAAAGAGTATGGTTATGGGCCGGCAAATCCTAATGAACCTAACGATGCGTTTTGGTTAAAAAAGGCCAAAATGTACAATTCTCCCACCGATCAAGTTAAGACTATGCGGTGTGGGAACTGCGCTGCTTTTATTCAAACTCCTGAGATGCTGGAATGTATTAAAAATGGCATGGAAGGCGAAGAAAAAAGCCCTATGGAATATGAAGAACAGGTCATTGAAACCGCTAAATTGGGTTACTGTGAACTGTTCCATTTCAAGTGTGCTGCCGACCGCACTTGCAATGCCTGGTTAGTCGGTGGCCCTATAACGAA